ATTCATATTGTATCTTGCAACAAAAGCATCTTTCTCTGCATCAGACATAGCAGAATATTCTGGATCAAATCTATAATAGTTATCCATAAACGTTCTCATCTGTTTACCAACACTTGCTTTTCTAGCTGCTAGGTATTCTTCCATAGTCTCACCTTCTTCTTGTGGTCTAAAGTCACCACTAAAATAACTATATAAAGCTGAAGCTCCAGATGTAATACCACCCACAACTAATTGATCCATTACAGATTTTGGTAATTGTTTTACTAGAGGCACTTTACCAAGTGTTGCCTCTGATATTGATCTTATAATACCAGTTCCTTCTTTTGTTACAGGTGTTACAGGTTTTGCTTTTGGTAATGTGGCAACGTCAGTTCCTGTTGTTTTGGGAAACAAACTACCAATTGGTCCTTGTCTAAAATTCTCCATAGTAAATTTTTGACCACCAAAAACATTACCTAATTCTGAACCTTCAGCGCCACCTAGTTTACCTGCAACTTTACCAAAAGCAAAAGTTGCTGCTCCTTGTTTAAGCGCATCACTAATACTACCTCTTTGATCAAACCTACCTACACCTCTCATTAACGCTGCAGCTCCTGGATTAAAAGGTGCAACAAAAGGTGCTGCCTTAACAGCTATATCTGCAAGTTCATTGGGTATAAGTTTTCTAATTGTTTTCTTTACCAGACTACCTAATCCGTATTTTTGTCTAACTGTCTTAACAGTCATCCCACCTCTATTACGTAATTGTCTTGGCATTTGTGCTCTTGTTATCATATCTTTTAATTAATTAAATGTTAAAGGCAGGAATTTCACCTGGGTTTATCAACTTACTAGTTTTTTTCTAGTAAATCAAGACTATGTTGTTACCTCTCTAGGCTTCGATTGTAGCGCAGAAAGGACCACGTGTAGTCTATTAGCCGTAGCCGCAGTCACTTTTAGTATCTCACTTTCCTCTAATACTAAAGGATTTGTTAATAATTCTGTAGTCCCGTTAGCAGATATAGATTTAGTCTTAAATAAGCTAAACACATTATCGCTTGTATCTGTAATCGTAACTGTGATGGTATCAGCATTACCAGAGTCCTCAGACACCAGTATAGATTTAATAATAGCAGTTGTTGCTGTTGGCACTGTATATAGTGTTGTAGCTGATGTAGTTGTCAAATCTACTTTTTTATTTACAAATGAATTAGCCAAAGAAAAAAGCCTCCGCCTCTGCTTCGTCTTTTAAATCTTGTTGATATGTTGTGTTTAATTTTTGTACAATACTATCTACATCTCTAACAAATGATTGTTGTATTTGTTGATCGTACCGTTCTGTAGGTTGTGTTAATGCTTGTACTATTCTAGCCACGTTTTTTTACTCCTTTTATTTTTTTCTTATTTAGTGATGCATAAAAAACTTGCTCACCTTGTTTTTTACCATATTGTTTTTTCATAGACTTCATTATCTTTTTACCTTTTTTATTTAATGGCATTATCTTCTTCCGTCTGGTTGAAAGTCTATTCTAAAAGTTCCTAGTTTCCAAAATTGACTTGTGCTTGTATTTTCTACTTTTAATGATATTTGTCTAGCTCTTGCACGTGTATCTATTTTTTGTGTACCACTAGCCACAGTAAACGGCCCTAATGTAGAACTCGCTTCTGTATCGTTTGGAAAGTCCCTTAAATTTAATGTAACTCTTGCATCACCTGTTTGTGCTAAAAAGTCTGGTATCACTCTTCTTATTTTCATCATAAACTCACCATCACCAGCTAACCCTTGAGCTCCTATATCAAAATCTCCAGATTGTATGTTTGCTGTTATGGCTGATGTTTGACCACCTTTAACTTGATTCAATCCAGTTTCGTGTTCGTAGTATGTGGATGCACCATCAGTATTACCTTGCACATAATTAACATCAGTATCTGCTGTTTCAGCGTCTTCATCATACTCTGTTGCGTGTGGTTTACCAAATATTGCAGAGTCTTCCCACGCTGTTCTCGCTAGTGTGCCTGTAGTCCATACAGGTCTTTCTGGACTTGAATCTAGATAATTATAAGCAACCATTCTATTAACAACACCTGAACCTGAGTTTGGATAGAACCACATTACTTCACCAAACAAGTTATTTAATCCTGCATTAATATGTTGCTTTGGTGTTGTATTAATATCATCAAAAACGTGGTCTTCAACTAAACACGGTAATGATTCTAGTTTACCTGTGTATCTAAAGAAACCATTTTCTGACATCCAGTAAGCTGTACCATCTACTTCAACAGCTGCGTTTTGACCAATCAATCCACAGTTGGTACCTACTTGTTGGAATGAAAATGTAAATGGTGGACCAACAAAACGCATAATAAATAATGCTGTGTCTGTCCAAATGTAAATGGCATCACGACCTCTAATGGCTCCTACAAGCTTAGAACCATCCGCTAGTCTTTGTGTACCTGCTGTATTGGTAGCTGTTGGTGTGTAAGAATTAATATCTTCTTGAGAAGAGAATCTAATAAACATAGGGTCTTGTGTAGATTTAGTTCCTATGGTTGTTTCTGTTCCAAAAAATATTAAGTGTCTATCTGGTGTAGATACTAAACTAAATGCAGATGCTGTTGGTGCGCCTGTTATAATCGTTGCTCTAGTATTGTTAGCTCCAGTAGGATTAGAGTCCCACTCAAAACTCTCACCGCCATTTATGGTTGCAATAAGTTTATTACCTAAATTATCTAGTGACCATAATCCTGGTGCTGTTACAATATCTCCAGATGCTGCAGCATTCCAAGCAAAAAAGTTTGATGCATCTGTTACCGTTGCACCCGATGAATGTGTAGCTGCTGTCGTTCCTAAAGCACCTCGTGTTAATCCAGATAATGTTCCGCTACTATTACCTGTGTATGTAATTAATTCTGTTCCAATCAACACTGTACCTGAAGATGGGAAAGAAGAAGAACTTGCCATTGTTAAACTTGTTACCGATGCATTGATGTCCGATGATAATGTAGATGTAAATTGTCCTGTTTGTTGTCCACCCCAAGATCCCAAACTCCAACCTGTTGACGCAACCTCTACTGCTGGTCCTACCGGATAGTAATGTTGAACTCGAATACCACCAGATGTTGAAGCACCAGATCCTGATTCGTTTGATTCCATTTCTATCGTTAGTGTTGTATCTGTTGGTATGGATGTCACCATAAATTTTTTATCTGTAAAGTCTCCAGAACCAAAATCAGAACCAGTGATAGCTGTAAAAGTGTCTAATAATATAATATCAAACTTATTTATGTTGTGTGCAGATGCAAAGGTAAGTGTTACAGTCTTTGATCCGTTAGTTGTAGAAAAAGCATTTGATAAAGATGTTGTAGCTTTAATAGGATGTATGTCGTAAAATATACCTCCAGAGTATGCATACAAAATTCTGTTTGTTCCTAGGATAGCATACTTGATACCTGATGTATTAACAAAGTGATGAATAGCTGTTGCTCGACCTGTTATGGCAACTGAACCTAGTTGTGACCAACCACCAATTTTTTCTGGTGTGCCATATCTAAATCTAACATTATCACCGTTGACCCATTGGCTTTCACCACCGGTAGCAGTGACCTGTTTATTAAATCCAGGCGCAAATTTAACTTTTTGCAGCATAGTGATTTCCTACGCCTTATGGTTTAGTCGGCCAAGTAGCGTTGTTACATTTATCAACGGTATCTTTACCAGCTGGAAGATCTCTTAAATTTTGTCTGTATGTTGTCATATCGCTCGACATAGTGACATCAGACAAAGCATAAAAGTCTGTCTCTGCTAAAAGTTGATTTCTTCTAGTTCTTAAAGCAGCTTGTGCTCTTGCTACAGCACCATCCGCCCACGCTTGTTCTTCAGCGTCTCTTGCTGTCTCTTCTGCAGCTGTAAGCTGAATACGCTCACCGTTAACCATCTTGAATCTAGGCATATTTGTTCTCCTTGTTTTTTGTTTATATACTATTTCATATAGTTGTAAAAGCCTATTTTACCCCATACAAATCGATTGTTCCAGAATCAATGTTTCCTGATGTGCATTGAAAACTTACACCGTTAACAGCACTTGTCGTATTAGCATAACCACCAATAAGACTTTGTGCAGCGTAATCAGGATCTCCTGCAAAATTAGTGCTTATGTTAGCAATAAAATGTTTTACAAAAGTTGTATTTGATGGATCAAACAAATGTAAAAAACCATCTAAATTATGATCTGCATCATTTCCTAAACTTCTTGCTAAATTTTGATAACCTGTACCTTGTGCAAGATCGTGCCCTGATTCATAACCTAAAGCTGTACTAGAACCCCCTTCATCGTGTGACGCTTCAAAAAAAGTTGTAGTTTTAGTTACATTGTAATTACTACCACCATCAACACTTAAATTAAATGTAAGTCTTCCATTCGTTCCATCAGATGCTGGGTGGATATTATTAAAAAAAAATATATATTCTTTGTAAGTGCTATCAATACCTGATGTTATACTTAAACTTGATGATGAACTAGCAGTTGATCTTGATATAAAAACTAAATTACCAAGTCCCGTTGTTGTTCCAACTGCTGTTGCATCTTTTAATGCTCTATTATTTAAAGTTACAATACTCATTATGATTTACTCAATCCATACATTTTAATTACGCCACTGTCTATGTTTCCACTATTAAATTTAAAATCAACTCCATCAATAGCGGCAGTTACATTACAATATCCAGCAGTTCTTGAATTAATAGTATAATTATCACTAAAATACATATTATTAGTATCCATAAAGTGTTTAACAAAAGTAGTGCTAGATGGTGAAAAAAGATAAAGTGTTCCTGAAATACTTTCATCATTTCCATTACCAACTCCTGAAGTGTTTAAATCTTGATAACCTGTTCCTTGTGCTAAATCGTGGCTGGTATCATATCTAAAATTTGTTGTACTACCACCTTCATCTTGAAAAGCATAAAAATGCGTTGAAGTTTTTGTAGCATCAAATGCTGTACTACCATCTCTAAAATTTACTTGAAATCTTACTCCATCTGATGCTGGGTGACAATTAATATATTTAAAAATATAAGTATCATATGTGCTATCAATACTAGAAGTAAAAGAAGATGATGATACGCCTGATGATATTGTATTTGTAGTAATTAAATTTAAACTACCACTTGCTATACTATCTAAAGCAGTTACATTTAATATAGATCTATTGTTATATTTAACTAACGCCATATAATTTAAAAGTTCCTGAATCTATGTTACCTGTGTTTAATGAAAATTGTACAGCATTAATAGCTGATGTTGTGTTTCCATAACCACCTATAAATAATTGATGAGAATACACACTTTCTCCATATGCATTTGTTTCAGCAATAAAATGTTTTACGAATGTTGTGTTGCTTGGATCGAATAAATGTAAAGTGCCTGAACAACTTTCGTCTGCATTAGATGCATTTATAGCACCTGATATTCTTTGTGAACCTGTTCCTTGTGCTAAATCATATCCTGTTAAGTACGTTATTGAAGCACCGCCATCATCTTCTTGATGAAATGCTCTAAAAGCACTAGATGTTTTTGTAACATTATAGTTGCTTCCACCATCTGCTGATAAGTTCATATATAAACTAGCACCAGTTGATGGGTGAACATTATAGTATTTAAAAATATATTCTTTGTAAGTAGAGTCTATGCCACTTGTAAAAGATATTGTTGAACTACTACTAGCAGTTTGAGTAGATATTAAATTTAAAGCACCACCACTAATAGCTGCAGGTATCGAAGTTATAGCTGATAAAGAATTATTGTTACAAAAATTTAAAGCCATTAGTTAACTCCGTACATTGTTATGGTTCCTGAATCTATGTTTCCACTAGACATCGCAAATTGTACTCCATCTATTGCAGCTGTAACATTACAATATCCAGCTACAAAT